TGAAGGGTCCCGCTTTCGAACCTATTTTCATAACTAACTACGATGAGTTCCAAGCTTTCTTTGGTGGTACAGAACCAACAAAGTTTGTTAATACTCAGATTCCTAAATACGAAGCGGCGTACATAGCTAAATCATATTTGCAACAATCGAACCAACTTTTTGTAACAAGAGTTTTAGGTTTGTCAGGATATGATGCGGGTCCTTCTTGGACTATCACTTTGAAGGCTAACGTGAATCCTGGTACTATCGGTCTCGATGGAACTAGTTCTGTATTCACTGTTAACTTTTCAGGAAACTCCACAGGTAACACTGTTAATTTTACAACAAGTTTTCCTGCAGAAATAAACGCATTATTATACAATCAATATAGATTGAGTGATGGAAGTACATCAACTCTATATTCTGATTTTGAGACTATCGCAAATGAGTTCATCGATGACCCGACAACATCTGCAACAACAGCAATTGTTTACGGTTCTTTGCCGAATTCTAATTTCACATCTTTGGATAACACATACACTACTCTAAACAATGTATTGGGTGTTAATTCTCTTGATTTAGATTCTTGTGATTTATCATCAGGTGATAACTTCCCTTGGACTTATTCTCTCTTCGACAATTATTCAGGAGAGAATTTTTCAGGTTTCTCATTCAACTACGTAGTATCAACAATATCTTCAGGTGCTAGTGGTACTTACACAGGTACATTCTCAGGTTCAATTTATAACTTTAGTGGTACTTCTTACAGTCAATATAACAACTTAGTTGTTGCAACACTTCGTTCGAGAGGTATATCTCTATATCAAGGAGATTATCACGGACCACAATATCAAGTTACAGGTTTGACTGATGTTGAGATGGTTTGTTCTGGAGCTTATTCTGGTGTTAGTGAAAACCCTTTCAGTACTTTCTTAATTACTGGTACAACTAAGGACAACGATACTTTCTCTTTTGAAACAAACTTGTTGTCTACAAGTTCTAAGTTTATCACTAAAGTTTTCGGTACTGATAACTTTGGAAAATCAAGATTCGAAGTTCCTCTTTTTGTTGAGGAAGTTTATCCTGAACAACTTTCGTACTTATACAACAAAGGTTATATTTTAGGTTTGAATTGTACATTAGTCGATTTACCGGCAGCGGTTACATATGATGATTCATCTATCGCTTGGAATTTGGAGAAATATACAACACCTGAAACACCTTATTTGGTTTCTGAGTTGAGAGGTAATAAAGTTTATAAGTTGTTTAAGTTCGTCTCGATTTCTGACGGAACAGACGCAAATACTGAAATCAAAGTTTCTATTGCAAATATTTCTTTTGCTAATTTAACTTTTGATGTGTTAGTTAGAAGTTTTTCTGATACAGACAAAAACCCTGTGGTTATAGAAAAATACACTAACTGTACAATGGACCCTTATTCTAACAGTTTCGTGGCTAAGAAAATAGGTTCTTCTGATGGAGAATATCCATTGATTTCGAAGTACATCATGGTTGAGATGTCCGAAGAGGCACCAGTAGATGCACTTCCTTGTGGATTCTACGGTTACTTACAAAGAATATACGACTCAGTGGCCAATACTTCTCCTGTACCTGTTTATAAAACAAAGTACGATTACCCTGGTGAAGTAATTTATACAGCACCGTTCGGGATTAATGCATCTGGAGTTAATAGTTCAGAGAGTAACGGTGATATTGTTAGAAGAACTTACTTAGGTTTCTCAACACAACAAGGATATGATATTGCTTTCTTACAATACAAAGGAAAGAAAAACCCACCTGTATCAGGATGGGGAGAAGCAACTGATTCAACTCCATGGAATTACTTAACACAAGGTTTCCATTTGGATTCAGGAGCAACTGTAGTTGCAATAGGAAGTGAATATGTAACAAGTGGTGACGCGGCTTTCGAATGTGGAGTTGCTGATTTCTCAGCAGAACCAGAAACACAAGAAAACCCATACTACTATATCTACTCTAGGAAGTTCACAGTATGTTTTGCAGGTGGATTCGATGGTTGGGATATATACAGAGAGTTCAGAACAAATGAAGATAGATTTAGATTAGGTGCGGCTGGTTATTTGAAAGGTGCGGCACCCGATGTTAGATACCCAACTGCTTCAGGTGAAGGTATGTTCAAAAGGATAGTTGTAGAGAAAAATACTCAAGACTTTGCTAACACTGACTACTACGCTTACTTACTTGGAATTTTGACTTTCCAAAATCCTGAATCTACTAATATTAATGTTTTCGCAACTTCAAGTATCGATTATGTTAATAACTTGACTCTTGTTGAAGCGGCAATAAACATGGTTCAGTTTTCAAGAGCAGACTCTGTTTACATCGCAACAACACCTGATTATCCAATGTACACTTCTGATGGTACAAACAATGAATTAATCATTTACCCACAAGAAGCTGTTGATAACTTGGATAACACAGGAATAGATTCTAACTACACAGCAACTTACTACCCATGGATTTTAGTAAGAGACACTGTAAACAATACACAAATCTATCTCCCACCAACAGGTGAAGTTTGTAGAAACTTGGCTCTCACAGATAATATCTCTTTCCCATGGTTCGCATCAGCGGGTTATACAAGAGGTCTTGTAAACTCTGTAAAAGCAAGGTTGAAATTAACTCAAGAAGATAGAGATACTTTGTATCAAGGTAGAATCAATCCAATCGCTACTTTCTCTGATGTTGGAACTGTAATTTGGGGTAACAAAACTTTACAAGTTGCGGACTCAGCTCTTAACAGATTGAATGTTAGAAGATTGTTGTTACAAGCACGTAAGTTGATTTCAGCTGTGGCAGTAAGATTGTTGTTTGAACAAAACGACCAAATCGTAAGACAACAGTTCTTGGATAGTGTTAACCCAATTTTGGATGGTATCAGAAGAGACAGAGGTCTTTATGACTTCAGAGTAACGGTATCTTCTTCACCTGAAGATTTGGATAGAAACACACTCACAGGTAGAATCTATCTTAAACCAACAAAGGCTCTTGAATTTATTGAAATCGAGTTCTTCATAACTCCAACAGGAGCGTCTTTCGAAAACATCTAATAAAAACTTAGATATAAACGAACCCCCATCACAAGTGGGGGTTTTGTTTTTTAGAAATATTTATCATCATGAAATATATAATATCCGAATCCGCATTTTCTAAAACGATGGTGAAGTATTTTGAAATGAGAATAGATAAGTGGAGTTTGAACTGGTATAATCCCACAGAAGAAGATGATAATGGTCATGAATATGAGGATGACAGACGTAGGGTTTATTATGTTGGACCATTGTATGATGGTGAAGAATTGTTCAGATACTATGATTGTGATTGGTTTGAAGATGAAAGAGAGACCTGTCCTTTAGTTTCACTCGAGTTTGGTTTATATGACGACTTCAATGACATGTTTAGTGATTTATGGTATGAACCATTCAGAGAATGGATAGAAAAAGTGATTGGTATGCCAGTCAAGTATATAGAAAGATAGTAATAATAAAATACAACTTTTTTTGATATTTATACAATATGGTTTACATAATTAAAGAAGGATTCAAAGACGAGACGACACCGACAATGAAATATTATGCATTCGATTGGGATGATAATATTGTGCACATGCCAACTGAAATAGTTCTAAAAAACGAAGATGGTGACGAAGTGGGAATGTCAACTCAAGACTTTGCAAAATATAGACACGACATTGGTAAAAAAGATATCGAATATAAGGGTGAAAAAATTGTAGGTTATGCAAGTGACCCCTTTAGAAATTTCAGGACAGCCGGAGATAAAAACTTTTTGATAGATTCGATGAGAGCTGAAACAGGCCCTGCGTTTGATGATTTCCGTGAAGCGATTAATAATGGTTCAATATTTTCTATCATAACAGCACGAGGTCACAACCCCAACACCATTAAACAAGCGATTTACAATTATATTGTTAGTGGGTTCAATGGTATTGATAAAGACCAACTACTGAAAAACCTGAGAAAGTACAGGACATTCGTGGATGAGGAAGATATGAGTGATACCGAACTTATTAAAAGTTATTTGGAACTGAACAAGTACCACCCTGTATCTTTTGGAACAGGAGCAGAAGCCAACCCAGAAGAATTAAAGGTTATGGCAATGGACGACTTTGTTTCGTATATAAAAGGAATGGCTGCGGTTCTAAATAAAAAGGCTTATCTTAAAAAAGATTTAGGTAATAAATTCATACCAGCAAAACCTATGATAGGATTTTCAGATGATGATATAAGGAATGTAGAAGTAATGAAAAAACATTTTGAAGATAAACCAGAAAAGCTAGTAAAAACATATTCAACTGCAACTGGAACTAAAAAAGAATATAAATAAAAGTAATTTTTCTAAAAATTAAAGTAAATAGAAAAATTTTTAGTTAGGTTATATTTATAACATATAAACAACAAAACTTAAATTAAAATAACATGGCTGATTTATTAATGAAAATGCCAATACCCTACGAACCGAAACGTCAAAATAGGTTCATCTTGAGATTTCCATCAAGTTTGGGTATCAATGAGTGGTTCGTGGAAAGTACTGCAAGACCTCACATAACTATAAATCCTGTTGAGATTCCATTCCTAAACACGTCAACTTTTGTTGCAGGTAGGTTCAACTGGCAAACACTAAATGTAACATTCAGAGACCCAATTGGTCCATCTGCAGCACAAGCTCTCATGGAGTGGGTTCGTTTACATGCTGAATCTGTAACAGGTCGTATGGGATATGCTGCGGGTTATAAAAAAGACGTTGACCTCGAAATGCTGGACCCAACAGGTGTTGTAGTTGAGAAGTGGATATTGTATGGTACGTTCTTAACAGACGTGAACTTCAACACTTTGGCATACAACCAAGATGGTTTAGCAACTATCGCGGCTACGATGAGAATGGACCGTTGTGTACTTGTTTACTAATATTATTTATAAAAAGAAATAGTATATTATATTTAACCCTAAAGGCATAAACTTTAGGGTTAATTTTTTTATTATGGATGAACAATCTAAATTATACGGTCAACAAAATTTGAGTCTACCTCACGATGTTGTACCTCTTCCTTCTGAAGGTGTATTTTATAAAAATAAAAAGAAGTCGGTCAAAGTAGGTTATCTCACCGCAACTGATGAAAATATTATCATGGCTGGTGGGGATGATGTGGCAATGAACTTACTAAGAAACAAAATTTACGAACCTGATTTGAAGGTGGAAGATATGCTGGAGGGTGATGTGGAAGCTATTTTGGTTTTCTTGAGAAATACCGCTTTCGGTCCTGAAATGATGATGACAACGACAGACCCAAAGACATCAAAACAATTCAAAGTTAGTGTGATGCTGGACCAATTACCAATTATAAAAGGTCAAGAACCAACACCTGACGGATGTTTTTTGGTTACGCTACCAAGTAGCAACGTTTCAGTGAAACTAAGACCCCTAACTTATGGACAAATCAGAGATATTAATAAAACGTTGGATTCCTACCCACAAGGAAGAATACCACCTACGATTACCATGAAACTTCAAAATCAAATACAAGAAGTTAATGGAACAACAGATAAAGGTGAAATTGCTCGATTTGTAGAACAATTACCAATATCTGATTCAAAGTTTATTAGAAAGTTCATGAATGAAAATGAACCTAAATTGGATATGATAAAAGTTGTAACAACCCCATCAGGAGAAAAACTACAAATTAATGTTGGTTTCGGGGTGGACTTTTTTCGCCCTTTCTTCTGATTATAGAAAAGGTCAATTAGATGAATACTATTATTTATCTACTTTGATGAACATAGGGTGGAGTGATTTTGAGAAAATGCCAATATTTGTTAGAAAATATTTACTCGATAAATGGGTTGAAGAACATAAGAAGGACTGAATTTTCAGTCCTTCTTCTATTTATATAAAATGATTTTTCATTATGCCGGACGTTAACGACGAACAGGTCAAAAGTTTAAGTGGTGCTCTCAATAAATTATTAGACGAGGCAATTCCAAAGATGGAAGATTTTTCAGCTGGTTTCGCTAATATGATTGGTGGTGCTGAGAAATTGAGTAAACAGTTTGGTATCGGAAGACAAAGGATGTCGGAGCTTATGGGAACCATAGCCGAAGCGACACCTGTTGTTGATAGGTTGGGGGGCAATCTTTCCGACGCAGTTAACACAATTAAGAGTGTTTCTGAAGCAACAAGAAGGAATGTTGTAGCCGGTACCGAAGATATATCCAAGTTATATGCCGCTTCAAAAGTTTTGGGTGATGAATACGGGTATGATATAGAATCACTCGTTAGTTCATTCCAAGAAATAGGTGTAGAATTTACTCAGATTGGTGGTCAGTTAGAAAAATCAATACAATACATACAAGGAGTAGGTGCAAACTCTTCACAAATAATGAAGATGGTTTTGCAAGATATGTCGGCAATCAACAAATTCAATTTCCAAAATGGGGTTGAAGGACTGACAAAAATGGCGGCACAGGCGGCGGTTCTTAAAGTCGATATGAGAACAACTTTCGACTTGGCTGAAAGAGCATTAGACCCTGAAGGTGCAATAGAACTTTCATCCGCGTTTCAGAGATTAGGAGTCAATGTAGGCACATTAGTTGACCCATTCCAACTCATGAATAAATCTCTTAACGACCCACAAGGATTACAAGATAGTATTGTCGAAATGACAAAACAATTTACATATTTTGATGAGGAGGCAAAATCTTTCAAAATCAATCCACAAGGAATGTTGATGATGAGAGAAATTCAGAAACAAACTGGATTAGCGGCGTCTGAACTTTCTAAAATGGCACTGAACGCCGCCGACATGGAAAGAAAATTATCACAACTAAGTCCTGATATTAAATTTGGAAGTGAAGAGGATAGAATGTTATTAGCAAATGTTGCTAAAATGGGAGAAGGAGGCCAATACGAAGTTAAAATAGGGGACCAGCAAGTTCAATTAGAAAAAATAACACAAACTCAATTAGACGCTCTAATCAAACAACAGAAAGATTCTCCTAAAACTCTTGAAGACCTACAAAGGGCTCAAATGGATACTTTCAAAGTTATGGAAGGAGATGTCAGAGCAATTAAAGACAAAGTTGTTTTTGGAGTAATTTCTGCACCAACAATAAGGAGAGAAGCCGAAGGTGCGAGAGGTGTTGCGGTGGCAACGACACAAGCAATAGAAAAAAACACCTCAATGGAGTTCTTCAGAAATACGAGTGAAGGTGCAATTAATACGATAAAAACATTGGTATCTTCATTCCAAAAAGGAGGAGGATTTTCTGAAGAATCACTCAAAACACTTAAAGGTGAATTAGGTAAATTAGAAGGGTTATCAGGTGTTGTTGACGAAAAAATGAGAAGTACTATTGAAGACTTCCTCAAACTGAATGCTGATAATAATACTGAAATAGGTAAACTATTCCAAAACACATTGAAAGAAAGTTTTGATGAAAGTGAATTAAAGAAAACAACAACCCAAAAAACCAATACAAAACCACAGGGAAGTACAACTTTCTTGGGTAAGATGATGACAGAAGCAAATACTAATTTATCAGAAAAAGTTGGTGAAACAAATAAATTAACAGACCAAGGTAATAAAACTTTGGGTGATATCTTAGGTGAGTTGAAAGAGGAAAAGGTTTCTGAAGTAGAAATTAAAGGTGTTCTTTCCGAAGATTTAACGGCTTCATTATTGAAAAACAACGAATTACAATCTGCTAACAATGAAAGACTTGCATCCTTAACAGATGTGATGAAAAACTTCAAACCTACAACAACACAATCACAAAATAATCAAAATACTAATGTAGAAAACCTAACACAAAATATTCAAACATATGCGAGCGCAATACAATCCAATGTACCTAATCCTACAGACAAACTCAAGAATACTGTAAATACAAACGATGATAGTGCATATACATTAGCTTTCGATAGTAGCAAACCAGCCACTGTTAATGTTAATATCAATCTAACCGCACCACCTAATATGGATGAAAAGATGTTTGATGCTCTAATTGACACTGAAAGAATCAAAGAAAAATTCACTAACAATATAATAAGTAAACTTGAAGAAGTTGAATTTAGGCCATTACTTCAGAGAATGGGTTAATAAAAAATTGTCACGAATCTATTTATAGTAAAATAATTAAATGGCGAGTCCATTACTAGTAACGTCTGACGCATTCAGGAAAAAAATCATAACTAAGAACTTAGTACCATACCCTAAGTCACCTAGTAGAACTACGCCACCCATAAATTATGATATACAGTTATCTGATTTATCGGTCACTGATTCCCCGGATGTTCTTATAGACGAACCGGGGTTTGCAAAAGAACTTTACAAAAATAATCAATATGGTGCTGAAGGTGGTTACAAACCAGTACCAGATGTTAGTAGTTTATTAGGTACTAAATCGAATGAAGGTGAATACGGATATCAAGATGCAAGAATTATTGACCAAGCACCCGTAGAAGCAAAAAAATGGAAAAGTGTTAACGCTTATTCATTTCCTAATGAGGTGTTAGATGCTGGTGAATTTGTGGCCTCATTAGAAGCGTTACAGATTAATGAAGGAAGAACACCAAACGGACAACCATATCCAACAACATTCAATCCGTCTTCCTATACACCTGTTTCAATATTACTATCACCTAACCCATCAGGTAGTAACGGACCTTTAAGTAGTGACTCATACATAGCTAGGTTAGGTGCAAAGCTTTTGAAGAAAGATTTTGAAAACAGGATTGGAAGAGAAATAGTACAAAGAACGAGAGGAAGGGCAAATATATTCAATGTTCGAAGTGGAACAGATGTACTGAACTTGGTGACAGGTAGAGTTCCCATTATCGAACCTAACTACCAAATCACAGTTCCTGCAAATCCGGTATTAAGTGCGACTGATTTTGCACTTAGATTAGCTGGTTCTATCATACCCGTTTCTCCAATACCAGGTTCTTATTTTGACCCTTCGATTCAGATTGGACAACCAACAACAATACAACAACTTAACAACGCTTTCAAAAGAACTGCGACAGGTAAGTTCTTTAATAAGTTATTAGGTTCAAACAGAACAGGTTCCGAAATATTTCTCGATAACACCGGAGGTGGACAAAAATCGAGATTATTTGGTAACTTAGATTACAACAGGTTCAAACCGGGATATAACAGAACAATTTTAGATAGACTCGGTGGTGCAATTGTAGGTACAAACACAAACAATAGTAACTATTATATTGGTTCGATAACATCAGAACCATCAAGAGTGTTTTCTCCTGGCGGGGATTTACCTGTCGATAGTTTTGGTAGAGAACAACAATCATCCGTATATGGACCACAGGAACTTGCTCAGTTATACGAAGGACCATCTAGGGAAATAAAGTTAGGTGCTAATGGGCCTACATATAGTGATGGTGGCGGAATAGAGGGTGGATTCACATGGGTTTCACCAAAATATAGAAACAACGCTGGTAAAAAAGTTGGTATAGGAGGAGAGGTAATTGACATAGATGAAAATTTCAGACCTTCATCATATGTGAATACTGAATCAACTAATTATGAATTCAAAAATGGTTCGATATTAGATGATACTCAAAGATTAATAGATAGTCAACCAAATGGTGGGAGAAGGTTACAACATGTTGGAAATGCCATAGACCAAGTGAGTAAAGTATTCAATGATGGGTATAAAGAGCTTACAAAAGGTTCTAGAGTTATAAAATATACTGGTGATATAGGTCAAGAAAGAGGTGTTGAATATTGTAGAGTATTTGCAAAAGATACACCGTACTTACAATACAATGATTTACAAAAAACAGAAGGTATAACAACACAAAATAGAAAGATATCATATTCTGTTTTGGATAGTACATACAACTTAAACATATATCCAAACAGAAAAGACGGCACGGCGGACTCAACTAATTTAGTTGGAAATCCGGATACAGATGGACATGTGAAAAAATATATGTTCTCTTTGGAAAATTTAGCATGGAGAACATCATCAAGACCTGGATTTACTTATTCAGATTTACCTGTATGCGAAAGAGGACCTAATGGAGGAAGAATTATGTGGTTCCCACCATACGGACTTACATTTAACGAGAATATTTCTGCATCGTGGAAAGATT